GGCCAGGCAGCAAGGAAGAAGTGCAGCGAACGTGAGTTATTAAAGGAAGCATATTGGAAAATAAGGCGTCCGAAATAACCGTGAGCAGCAACGATGTTGTATGTCTCTTCTTCTTGTCCGAACTTATAACCGTAGTTCTGTGACTCATTCTCGGTGGTTTCACGAACCAGTGAAGAAGTAACCAGAGAACCGTGCATCGCAGAGAACAGTGAACCACCGAAGACACCAGCAACTCCAAGCATGTGGAAGGGGTGCATCAGAATGTTATGTTCTGCCTGGAACACAAGCATGTAGTTGAAAGTACCAGAGATACCCAGGGGCATCGCATCAGAGAAAGAACCTTGACCAAAAGGATACACCAGGAACACTGCAGAAGCAGCAGCAACAGGTGCGCTGTAAGCAACACAGATCCAAGGACGCATTCCAAGACGATAGGAAAGTTCCCACTCACGACCCATATAAGCATAGATACCGATCAGAAAGTGGAAGACGACCAGTTGGAAAGGTCCTCCATTATATAGCCACTCATCCAGAGAAGCAGCTTCCCAAATTGGGTAAAAGTGCAGTCCAATAGCATTGGACGAAGGGATAACAGCACCAGAGATGATGTTGTTTCCATACATAAGTGAACCAGCAACGGGTTCACGGATACCATCAATGTCCACAGGAGGAGCACCGATGAAGGCGATGATGAAACAAGTTGTAGCAGCAAGTAGGCAAGGAATCATAAGGACTCCGAACCAACCGACATACAGACGATTATCGGTTGAAGTAACCCAGTTGCAGAATTGTTCCCAAGTATTTGATTGTCGTTGACGTGAAATTGTAGCAGTCATTTGTTTAAAAGAGTAGTAAGACCATCAGGGAAATGGTGGAGTTACTATGCTCCCGCCACCCTCAGGCGGGATATGAGAGACGTACTTTATACTCCCCATAGGTCTCGGTTAATGGGAGTTGCAATGTAACGAATTATGAGGAATCCGTAACATTTGTTTACCTATTTATCATACTACGGTCTGTTACGCCTGTCAAGCCCTTTCTGCTAAATACTTCCAGTGTTCATTCACAATAAAAGAAAATGAAAAGACTTCTATTAGCCTTTTCGTTATTCTTCGCTATCCCAGTTAATGCTGCTGAAATCACATCAAAAATCACTGACTCCGTACAATTGAAAGTTGATGGTGCTGCAGTTCAATCAACCCGAATCGGTGCTTCATATTCCGCATCAGGAACCAATATCCAATCCACATCCTTTGGTGGTGTAGGTGGTGCTGGAACCTACGATATCAATACTCCAGGTCAAGCATTTACTTTCTCAGAAAGTATCAATGCTGCTGACACTCCCGTTACTACTCAAACAGTTACAAATGGTGTGATTGGAACACCAAATCTCTATGGAGATAGTGTAACTCAAGTTGGTGGTGAGAAAGGAACTCTTGCAGGTACTCTTTCCCCAACTGGTGTTCCTACTGTTACTGCTGGTGGTGCAGGAACAAGTGCTACTGCTCAAAGATCCATTGAGTTAAGTGTATTCAAATGAGACATTTAACTCCCGCTTTGCTTTTAGCAACGGGAGTCATTTGTACTCCCGTTTATGCTGAGAGTGTTGTGCCTAATTTTACTAGAGGTACAATCAATGCAACCACAGAATCTACAACAAGAATTGTAGAAGCAATTCGTCAAGTTGAATATACTACTGGCGAATCTTATACTGTAACTGGTACGAACATCAACATTCCTGGAAATCCTCAAAGGGGTGCTGGTTATTCGATTATGACGCAAGGTGCTCCATTCCAGTTCAGCGAAACCTATCTCGGACCTGGAGTGGCCAAAGAAACATGGATAGACAGAACTACAGAAACAGAATCAACCACTACATCAATCTCTGTCTTTACGCAGTAATTTCGACAGGGACTGCATTTGCTCAAAGTGCTCCTGCACCTAGCAATACGAACATTGCTGGACCAAGTGCAAGTGCTACAGGAAATGTAACGAACCAAGCAGTTCAAGTTCTTCAAGGACCATATGCCCTCAACACTTATGGTGGTGGAGTAAGTTGCCAAGGTGCAACATTTTCATTCTCCCCATTTGCTATGAGTGGCAACAATTCAAGTGAGGACCCAGAATCTTTTGCATCCAGCAGTGGAAACTGGGGACTTTCTGCAGGATTTAATATCCCATTAGATAGAAATCTAATGAACTTATGTAGAAGAAGAGCAGAGACTGAAATTGCTAGACAGCAAGCAGAGACCGATAAAGCAAGATTAGATTTTGAGCTTGTTAGATTAATTAAATGTGGTGAAGCATATAAGAATGGAGTGATGTTCCATCCAGATAGTCCTTACTACAAAGTTTGTGCCGATGTTGTTGTGAAATACCCAAGAGTTGAGGATGTGGTCAATGGAACCAATACAACTAATTGATAATCCAAATCTAAGACCTATAATCGGTGAGCAACCTGTTGTTCGTGGATTGGAAGTTCCTGTTGTTGATGTTCCAAATACTGCAATCAAGTATCCAGTTATTAATGTTCCAACTCAAGCAGAGTTTGATGCTGCAGTAAATGCAGAGCGTCAAAAACAAGCAGCAGAAGAGCAACAAAAAACCAGAGGTCTTCCAGATACTACCCCCCCTCCTCAACTGCCTCAAGTCGTTCAAACCCCCCCTACTCAAACTCCTGTTCCTACTCCAATATCAGAAGTTCCAGCAGATAAACCACAACCTACTTTTACTGCTTATGGAGTCGATATTAATTTACCTGATCCTTCTCTTGTTGCTACGGCTGGTGCTGTCGCAGTAGTCACAACTGCTGCGACAATGGCATCATCAGCGGTTCTCAATATATTAAAGAACGCTGCAGAACCATTTATAAAAGAAGCAACAAAGAATAAGTTCAAAATTAAAATCAAACAGGTCAAACCTGTTCTACATTATGTAATGGCAGAAGCAGGTCACATTGATATCTTCGAATACTCTGCGGAGGGAACAAGACTAGTTGCACAAACAGATAATGTGGAACAGTATATTCGTGATGAAATTGAAAAGAATACTTTATATGAAATAGAAAATAAAGTTATTATCGACGAACCAGTAAAAGATAAATTCACAAAAGAGGGGCAAGAAAGATTTAAATCTCTCTATGCCGCTCCTAAGAAAATTGCTAAAAAATTATCTGCTCGCTTGTCTTTTTGATTCCAGTAAAGCAAAATCTTTTTTCTTTGTGCCACCAGAATATTCCCAAGCAAATCCCTCATCAATCATCATTTGATTGACTGATTTCTTTTTATTGACTGCGGATACTTCCTTATCACCAATAAACAAATGTCCCAGAATTCTTCCGTACTTTTCGGTAGAATCTGGGAGTTCTGTTTTAACAATAATATCTTCCTGACCTTCTAACTTTTTCTTGAGCCATTCTTTAACTTCAAGACCAAGTGTTTTCTCTTTGAGATCAGTTGTTCTGCTCTCTGGGGTATCGACACCAGCAAGACGAATTCGCTTAGTAAGGGAGATATCAAAACCAAGATCAATAGCAGCGTCAATAGTATCACCATCTACGACTTTAAGAACTGACTTGATTCTATAAATGTACGGATCTTTGTCTGCCATTAGAAAGGAAACTTAATACTCCCTGTATTTAGTTTAGGAATAGGTAGTTTCTCAAATGCTTTATTGACTTGATTTTCAACAACCTTACCAACAAACTGTTCTGGATTGTTGAGGATTGCTTCTGCTTTCTTATAAGTCACATAAGCACCATAACAAAGTGCTCCACTAATGAGAAGACTTGTCGTTGATAGAATGATTGCTAAATTTTTCATCTTTCATTTCCTCGTGTGCTAATCGTAATATGTAGTAAATCACATATAAAGTAAAAATAAGACCACAACCTAATATTGTAATCACTCCCCAAGGCAATTCCATCAATATTTACCTTCAGTGCAATACTCCACTTTCTTGTTTGGGTAATAAGGATATTTACCTTCTTGTGGTTTCATCCATCCACACCCAATCAACCAATCCATAGTCATTGGTGTTGGACGAATTTGATCCCACAGAGGACCTTTGGAACACATCTCTAACTTTTCAGCAGTTACATTTGATTGTTCTTCTGCCCAGTTAGCATCTGCTTCCCAAGGGACTGCACGACTTTGCATCATAGACTCATAAGTTAGTCTTGTAGTCTTCATAATCCAAGCAGGAATTTCACTATCCTGATGCACTTGTGCCATAAATGAAGTTTGCAATCCACCACCCATACAATCTTGAACTACGTGCCATCCCTCATGTCTCATTGTTCCAAGAAACTCTCTTGGATCTTTGAGAAGAGTTTCATTCACAAAGAAACGATTGTAGTTTGGTTTATATAATCCTACTGTTCTTGGAGTAAAGTATCTTTCTGGTGCAACATACACAGGAACATTTACACCATCAAGAGCAGTAATAATTTTTTTTAGTTCTTCTCTAAATGGATCAAAGTCTGGATCTTTTAATAACTCAGAATCTACTGTGAGTTTTTCTACACCCTCAGTACATTCTAGAAGTATCATACAACCCATTGCAGCAGCACTGTATGGTTTTACTGTTGGTTGTGTTGGTGCTAAAGAACTAGCAATAGCCGGAAATGTTAAGGTTAACGATAAACCAATTGTTGTTAGGATTTTCTTCATTCATCCCACCATCCTTCTTGTTTATGTATCCAGACTTTCAAATCTTTTACATACTTTCTCAAAATCTGGGCTTGTTCTTCATGCCAAAAATCACCCGTCTCCATAAAAAGACGGGTGTGATTATCTATAGCTTTGAGTATTTGGTGGATGGGAGCATTCCAACACTCTCGTTTAGGAGTGTTCCATTCTCTTGGCATTGGTATGTAAATGTGTAAATTTGTTTATTATCTAAAAAATCAGTTTGGCATAAATCAGGACCAACTATCATATGTCCCACAACAGTCAAAGTCACAAATTCAATCATTTTTTCTTGCCACCATTTTTTGCCTTTTTAGCATTGGCATTCCCAGAGTTCTGCTTTTTATTATTAGCAGAACCTGCGCTACCTTTTTTACCTTTGTTTGCTGACTTTGACATTATGCTCCTGTGCGAGGTGTGACTTGACCCTCTTCAAGTGCCTCAACTCTCTCTTCAAGGGTTGGTTCTGGTGCAGCAACTTCGGGTGCTGGTGGTTCTGGTGGTGCTTCTGCAACCACTTCTCTACGTGGTTCTTCTTTTTTTTCATCTTCATCATCACCCTTATTCTTCAATGTATTAATACCAAAGGTAGCAGCAGATGCGGTGAAAACAGTAGCAATAAAAGTGGGGTCCATCTTAGCGAGGGCCCCAGCATAACTAGCAGTAAGAAGAGCGGCAGACCAACCCAAAATCGCAATACGAATAACAGTACTCATACATTTTTCCTTTTTGTTTGGTGTTTCCATTTGTTCCTAGTGTGAGGTTAACCTTTTTTCCAAGCTTCACCTTCTGCTTTTCTTCTACGTGCTAGTCCTGCTAAAGTTATCGCCACCGTAAAAACCGGCACCAAGATTATAAGCAAAGCTGAGCAGAGCGCCTCTTTTTCCATCTGACATTTCATTCCAATGTGGGATTTTACGAAGTGCAGGAAGGAACTCATTTTTACACTGCTCAATGAGAAGTGCATCTGCTTCCTGTTGAGTTAGAGTATCTCCAAGTTTAAAGTGTGAACCATCCTTCTTGCGAGTTGATCCCCAACCAATTGTGATTGGGAGTCCACCTGTGAGAGGATCGGGGTATGCTTTGAGATGACATCCCTCAAACTCTTTGATGAGTTTTAATCCCATCATTGGCACATCATCACCACCTGTTACAGGAGCTGCAGCAGCGGGAGCGGATGCCGGTGCAGCACTATTCTTTTTTCCCCTATAGATCTCCGCCCAATCAATATTATCTTCTAGATATTTGACTGGGAGGTTATCTTCTAACCACTGAACTGCTTTAACGTGGTTTGGATTCTTCTCATCATAGAATTTGAAGAAGTTATGTAGATCTATTCTTGCCATTGTTGTCTCCGAAATAACGTTGATAAAGTTCGTTTGCTTCTATATGCTTACCATGATTTGTAAGTTCTCTAATCACTTTAAGCATTTTTGCTTTAAATCTAGTCGAAGATTCTTCCCCACCCATCGTTTCCTCCTGGACACCAGCGGTGCTTAAGAACTGCTTTGGTATAGATCGTTTTCTTACCGTTAGTCACAGGACCAGTATAGTTATCGTTCAGAGAACCATATGGATCGTTGACATAGTATCCTTTACCATCTGGAGTCTTACCAATCACAACACACATGTGTCCACCAGTGGGCGAAGTTAAAGAACCTCTGTGGAGAATGCCAATAACAACTGGTTTACCTCTATCAAGGCTTTTATCAATATCACTAAAACTAAGATTATAACTAAAGTGAGATTTAATACCATAACCAGACAGAACTTTTGTCTGTACCGCATGGTCGGTTGTATCACCGATGGCAAATACTTTCTTAACATATTCATCATCACCTTTAATGCTACCTGGCTTGAGGAAAGCAAGACACATAGCACATGATGAACTGTTACAAGTTCTTTGTGCGTCTCTATAGTTGTCTACTTGATTGAAATATGGAACATCAAGTACTGCAGGAGTTGGTGGTTTGGTTCTGAACATACCAATCCAATCTGTTTCTGCATCATCTAAAAATTGAGCGGGAAGATTATCTTCTAACCACTGAACCGCAGATACATGGTTCGTATTACTATCATCATAAAATTTAAAAAAGTTATGAAGATCTAGGGTCATGGATTATCTCTATAAACACTAACGTATTTATAAAAAAAGCGCCCTTTTGGGCGCTTTGATTATTTTCAAGCAGTAACAGTTTCTCGCACTGTAGATTTTACATAATCGAGAACCATTTCTGGAGTAGTCGCTTCATAAGGGTCGGTGTCTGCGTTGTCCCGTTGCCCCACCTCAACGAATAGTTTTTCGATGATTCCGTTATCCACGACCGCAGCATAACGCCAAGAGCGATCACCGAAACCAAGGTTAGACTTGCTGACGAGCATACCCATAGAACGTGTGAAATATGCATTTCCGTCTGGAATGAGTTTTACATTCTTGATGTTCTGATCCTGGGCCCAGGCATTCATCACAAACCCATCATTAACAGAGATGCAGTAAATAGCGTCGATGCCACTACCAATAAAGTCATCGTATTTCTCTTCGAATCCAGGAAGCTGATAGGCACTGCAAGTAGGAGTGAAAGCACCAGGCAGACTAAACAAGACCACACGCTTTCCATTGAATAGTTCTGAAGTGGTACGAGTTACAAATTCCCCATTCTCACGAAATACAAATTGTACTTGTGGGACTTCGTATTGTTCTTTACGCATTTTAACCTCCATCACCAAATACCAGGAATAATTTGACCAGTAAGGGCATAAGAACCCATTGCGGCAACAATACCAATCATTGCTGCCCAACCATTAATACGTTCTGCGCGTTCGTTCATTGTTTTTCTCCTTTATTTTACTTTAGAATAGATAGATGTTTCACCATAGTCACGGTGAATTTTGTAACCAACAACTGCACCCTTAGTATTCATCAGGGCAGGCATAAAAACAATTGTAAAGAATACTGCTGGTGCTCCAATAAAGAGAGCAGCAACAATTACATAATAAGTCAGCAGTTCAATCAAGTCAGGCATTGTAAGGATGTTGTTGTTTAAGTTCAGGATTTGGTTGTGAAGGAACAACTGGGTTCCTTGACTTGTTTTTGATTACGATGAAAGCATCGTTTTGGTAGGATACTGTTCCGAATGGTTTTGCCCATTTGGGATTTGCATCTGGGTGGGTTGCAGTTCCTGTTACTGCCACACCACCAATCTCTACAGAGAGTTCATCATTAGCATCCCACCCAAGTTCTTGAAGGGCAAGAGAAAATTGCCCAAGCATTCCAGGAGTGCTCACAGGTTTTCTTCCTGCTCAGTAAGAATTACACAATCACTGGTTGGATATGCTACACAAGTAAGAACCCAACCATCAGCAATCTGGTCATCATCAAGAAACGATTGTTCTTCATTGTCTACAGTTCCCGAAATAAGTTTACCTGCACAGGCACTACAAGCACCTGCTTTACAAGATGAGGGAAGATCTACCCCTGCTTCTTCTGCTGCTTCAAGAATGTATTGGTCATCTTGACATTCAATTGTAGTTTCAGTGCCATCAGGGGATTGGAGAGTGACATTAAAAACGGTCATTAGTAAGTCTCACAAAGTTTTTCTACGGATGCTGCCAACAGAACGAAGAAGGCAACTGAAGTCATTGTAAAGATAATTGAAGTCATTGTCAACCCTCAGAGGATCCCGAAGAAAAGTTTTCCTGTCAATGCATATGAAATAATTGCCGACAAAAATCCAATCATCGCAGTGCGTCCATTTAAACGCTCAGCTTTCTCAGCATAAGGTTCGATACCATAACGCTCAAGGTCTTCCTTGGTCATATACATTGCAGGTTCTTTAGCAAACATATTCATTTGCCCGAACTCATTTTTGGTTACAGTCATTTTTCGTTTTATTACGAATTATTACACAATTATATAGGAAATCTTAAGAGGTGTCAAGTCACTGTGTCAGGAAGTCAAAAAAAGACCACCCTAAGGTGGTCTGATTTAATTTATGAGTGAATTATCAGAACTTGAAGGTAGTCTGGACTACACCACCCCAGTTAGAGGAGTTATCAGCAAGGCGCTGATTATCGCTAGCATAGAAGATAGCAGGGGTGACGCTGATGTTATCAGACACTTGATACTTATAGAAAATCTCAAGCATCGTGGACTTCTCAAGGTTTTCGCCAGTAGGTGCCTGACCGACAGCAACGCCAGCGGTGTTACCCTTAGCAAATACATCTGCCCACTGGAGACCAGCGAACCAGGACTGACTATCAGTAGCATCGCTAGCAGTTCCACTCACGGTGTTCCAACCATAACCAGCAGAGATAGCAGGGATAATACCAGACTTCTCAGGCTCCCAATATGCGTTCAGAGCATAACCGTTGGAGGTTTGACCAGGGACCAGAGTACCCGAAGCACCATCAATACCGTTGTAGGTGCGAACACGAGTGCCTTCAGTACCATAACGATAACCGAATGCAACACCGTAGTTCTTACCACGATAACCGATTTGTGTAAGAGTATTCAGAGCACCAGTCTCATCAAATACACCAGTCTCACTATCGCTACCATTTTGAGCAACGTAGTTTACACCAGCAACAAGACCTTTCTTACCATACTGAACACCGAAACCAGCACCAGTTGCCTTGTTATAGACACCAGGAGTACCAGCAACAGCAAAGAAATCAAGAATACCAGACTTATAAGCAGAAGGAACCCAGGCAATCTCAGTGTTACGAACTGCAGCACCAGCAGTCAGAGTTGCTTTGTTATTGAAAGCAGGGAACTGATAGAACAGACGGTCGATAACTACATTGTTACCAACTTCACTGGTGGTGTTATCTGCCTTATCCAGTTTGAACAGGGAAGAGCTGGAACCAAAAGGATTGCTACTAAAGTTAGAAGAACGCAGACGAGTGCGAAGTAGATCTTGACCAGTAAACGAAGTATCTAGGTTCAGGCGCAGATCATAATTAAATGCTGCGTGGGTTACAGTACCGTCTTTGGCTTGATAACCATCGACATTACCGAGTACAAAGTTTGTTTCACCACGCAGTTTAGTAGTGGTGGAGAATTGAGTTGCTCCAAGAGAACCAACAACGCTCTCCAGTCCATCTACACGACCTTGAAGAGTAGTGAGCTCATTGCGGAATTCATCAGCAAGACGCTTGAGTTCATCAGTATTTTCAGTTACACGGTCAAGACAAGCATTCAGAAGTGCTGCTGCCTCATAACGGGTCATTGCACGACTACCACCAAAGGTGCCGTTTGCATAACCAGCAACGCAACCATAACGCTCTACAAGGTTGCTGAGTGCCTGATATGCCCAATCAGTGGGTTGCACATCAGAAAGTTGATTGACGCTTGTAACTTGCTCAGAGGAATATTGGTTGACTGCTGCCATGTTAAGGTCTGCCGCATTCGCAGCAACAGGAGCAACCATTCCCAGAGCAACAGGTGCAAGCATCAGTTGTTTGAGTTTCATAAAAATTGTTTATGTACTATAGGACGAATGTTAAGAATTACAACTGAATTCTTAAGTACTTATTTAGTGTACTGATTTTTTTTAGATTTGTCAAGTATTTTGTTGAGATGAAGAATTTTCAACTACTCGACCTAAGTAAGGATTATAATCCATAAGTTCATCGATTGTTATATCAGAACCTTTTTGGCTCCAATGATTATATTGGCCTTCATAATTCCCCCTATGGAAAGCATCAATATGATCTGGATGAATAGAAGATCCCAGTTCAATTCTATAAAGAAGAAGTGGTAGAGAATACGTATTACCCGAATTATAAATCAAATCATCGGCAACAGGGCGAGGTTTAACTCCATTATCAAGTTTATACTTGTTATCTCTTACATGGAACTTAAGTAGTTTTTCTGCATGATGACGAGTTATAAGATAACAAGCTGTAGAAAATTCATTTACAAATCTTTTATGTACTTTTATGTGAACGTCACCCGTACATATAATAGCTATTTGCATCACATCCCAATCATATGGAATTCTGCAGTAAAAATCATTCCAAGTAAAATTCCAAAACTTGACAAGATCTAAATTACAATCATCTTCCATAATGACTGCATATGGACTATTTGATGTTTCATACCAATGTTTAATGGCTTTTAGATGAGAAGTTACGCACCCAATTTCACCAGAAGACATCATCTCAGGGTATCTTCCTTTAATAATGCCACTCAAATCATCTTCTCTACCATCATAGGCAGAAATGCGAGTATAGTTTTCGATTTCCCAATATTTAAATTGGTCTTCCATATACTGACGCCTTTCTGGTTGACCATCGAGATTCAAGTAATAAATCGGACCAATTCCATTTAATTTATATGCTGATTTGTTTTTATCCATTATACCGTATAAACTGCGCCATGTTGATATGTAAAACCTTTCACAGGAATAATATGTTTCTGTTCCATAAGAAGATTTATACCAAGATATTTAATTGGAGCGTCACCCCATCTCTTAGTATAGAAACCACCAGTTTTATCCAATTCATTATAAAATCTCATATATTCACTTGTCAAGAACCACGATACTTTTCCAAGTTCAAAGTTGGTATAAAACATCATACCGTCTTCAATAAAGTTTTCGGGGATTAATTCATTTACCTTTTCCCATAAACCTTCAATCACTTTTGGATTATCTTTCTGGATGGCTGGGGCAATAAATCCATAATAACATTCATTATCTTCCGCCCACTTAAAGATATCGTAATTAAGTGGAGTATGAATAAAGGAATCAGTATCAAGTCTCAAGTAATAATCATACTCTTTTATAACATCATTGTTATAAAGTTCTCCTGAGAAAAATCTACACATATGACGATATCCTATTGAAAATCCAGGATCACCCCATGCTATTGGACCATTTCCATGAGTTGGGTGAGGAAAAAACTCAGGAATTTTATCTAATATTTCTTGAGGGTAATTGGGAATATTAAATTCAATAGTTTCATATCTAAGGTTCAAGTTTGTTTGAACCTTAGATTTATATTCATCAAACGATTTTTCACAAAATACCAAGACATCAGTATTGAAAGTATATGGTATGAGATTTTCTTCTATCAATTTTAATGACTTATTAAAATCATCTACATCTTGATCGGAAGATCTAACTAGATAAAGAATACAATTCATAAAATTTTCCCCTACAAATTTATAGTATTACTATATTTTTTCATTTATAAAACCCACACTATTTGATATCCCATAATTTCCTTTACCAATTTTAAATTCAGTAAAGAAAGCATCATGATCGTCAACGGCAACTATAGAACCACTCTTGAGTTTATCTATAGAGGCGCATAATTCTTTCACATGATGAAGTTGCGATGGATGAGGATTGTCTTTTTCAATATCGTAAGAATCCAGATATAAGAAATCAATTTTTCTATCTTTAGGGAGATTCCACAAAAACTTCACGGAATCAGAGCAGAAAACTTTTGTTTTTTCGGAAACAAGGTTGCGACAATAAGAGACATTATTGATATTAATATCAACAGAATTAACTTCCCCATCATAATGATTAATGAACTGATCGAAAATGTATGTCGATGCGCCATCATCACCAAATGCAAGATGTCCGTGGTCTGATCTTGTTGTACCAGTTTCTACAAGATAAAAAGTCTTATCATCTTTTTGTTCTAACAATTCAAATATTTTTAGAAAACTATCTGCTCGGTTACGTACAGGATTATTGCCTGCGGGAGATAGCATTTTTTGGTAGAATTCGTTTTTAAAAATTTCAGAGAACTTCATATTATTATCCATTTGTCTGGGTATAAATCTTTTGTATTTTTGTCGGCATTATTTGGACCAAACCACTTAGAAGGAGCAATAACTTGTTCACTATTAGATAACCAAGCGCCCCACCAACTGAAGGTGCTATTTGCAATTATATGATATTTACAAAGAGACATCAAGCACATATCAATATAACTACTATTCTTTTCAGAAATCAAAAAACGTTCGCCAACAAATAGTTCTTGAGAACTACACCATTCTGGGTCATCCGAAAATACAATAACATCCAGATTACTATCAAAATGATCTAGGGCTTTCTTATAATAATCCATGCCAAGATTATAGTGATTCCCAGAATTTATAAGAAAATCACCTCTCCGAATATGAAGGGATATGGGAGTTTTCATATTTTCCATAATTTCTTTACATGGTTTGAGAATATTTTGTTTGAATGTAAAATCCTCTCTTATCTGCTCTCCTATTGCAGAAAACCACTTCTCGGACTGAAAAAATCCATACAAAGAAACCTCATTAGAACAATGATTATATAAATCGGCATCAAAATGAAATTGCTTTTCGATTACTAAAGGTGCGTGTCCTTGGTCTAATATAAAAATATTTTTTGCATTCAAACCACAAAGTTCAAAGCAATCAAACAATTCAATTCTTAATTTATTTCCCAAAGAATCCACAACTACTTCATTATGGTTTGGTATGCACCACTCATAATTTTTATTTGCTGCTATACCACGCAAAGCTGCATATTGAAACATTTGATTTCCAAGTTGCCCCAATTTACCCAAATGATTAAATGCTAACATTTTACATTCTTTCCCTCAAATAATTTTGACTTAAATAATAATTTTTCAAAGTATCTTTATCCTGTCTTCGAATCCACTGCCAAAGATCGTGATTATCATGATACTTTGGATTGTGATAATGGGAATTGTGAGTTCTTTCATGTTCAAAGTGATAGATATAATCTAAAACTCTCTGTATTCTATACCCAAATAAACTAAAACGAAAATAAAATTCAGAATCTTCTTCGCCCCAAGATAAAAAATTTTCATTCCATAATCCACCGGATATTACTGCTTTTTTAGAATAAAACTGAGTCCACCCAATGCTAGATGCTTGCAATTTGCGATTGTTAGTCAATTTAGAAATATCAAAAGATTTAGTAAAATCTTCATATAATTCTTGAGAATAATCAACCTGATATTGAAAAGCACCGCAACCATATGGATATACAATATCTGCTTCATCATTACTAATTAAGTCATATGCAGCTTGATGACTCTCTTTAGAATAAACAACATCAATATCATGACTACAAATTACATCAGTATCTGCATTAATAATTGAATCATTTAAAATTTTTGTTTTATGGAAAATTGGATCATCATTCTTTTCAAAAATATGAGTAAGATTATTGATAGAAACAAGTTCCCTAATCTTGGGCAATGCTTGTTGAGAAAAGACAGACTCAGAATCTACTTCATTTACCAAGACAGTTGCATCTGGAAAATTGTGAAGTAAATACGAGACTGATGTAATTATATTTTTAAGCCTATCATTAGACTCAATTCTGGTAGGTAAAATATATGTTAGATTCATTTTAATACTCTATTTTGGTTATGATTTTCTCCAAGAAGAATATCTTGATGCCTTTCAAAAACGATTCTAGTATTCTTATGATGTGCTTTCAATAACCAAGATGCGGGATTTCTTCCATCTGGGCGAGTGCTTCCCCATGTATTATCAGACTCATAATCAATCCAATAAGCACCTACAACTTTACCAAGTTGTTTAAACGCTCTATAACATAAGTCTGCATCATCTTGGTCTTGAGGAGCAAACACTTCATCAAAATAATTTAATTTTATTAAATCTGCATGGTCCAACATTAAAGGACCACGACAGACATTATTTCTTACAGCAAAAATATTTCTACTTAAACCTTCATCTCTGTTTGTATGAGATTCATATCCAAATATATCACTCCAACAATTATCAATTTGCAAATCATCTTCTTTATTCATTCTAATATGAATACTATTTTGGTTTATCCTATAATTAAATGCAGAACGAGAAGTGACACCAAAAACATCAATAAATTCTTCAAATGGTTTTTCAAGTCTCTTGTTCCATCCAGATTCTTTAACAATCATATCATCTTGAACGATGATTACTTTATCACCTTCACATTCTTTTAGTCCTGCATTATTAGCCTTGGTTTCAAAAACATCAGGAGTGCATACTGTTTTTGTTTTTATATTAGGATTTGAATCAACAAAATTTTGCCATATAGATTCAGACTCATCCGAGCATCCATCAAGAACTACAACCAGTTCATAATTTTCTACAGTATTTTCTTTTATACCATTAAGAACATTTGGTAACAACCACCCTTTATTATGAACTGTCAATACTATACTATGCATCCACTTTCTCCCCAATTGTAAACGCCATTAGAATATTTTTGCGTTTTTCTAAATGCTAAAAACCCATCCTCAAGTTGAATAGAATTCCAATACTTTTCTTCATCACAACCCATATAGTAAAAGCAGTCTCTTTTAGTAAACCACTTATTGACTCCAGTGTGATTTTGAGAGACAAAATATTGGTCATAGTCTTTCATATATTCGATTATACATTCTTTGATTCCTTTTAGAGGAATATCTCCACAATCCATGTAAGCGACAATATCACCATATTCAACATCATCTAAAGCCTTTAGAAGGATAAAAGGTTTCCAAAGAGCGTATCCAGATAATCTATCTTTATTCAATATAGATTTATTTTGAGTATAGAAGTCAGTAGTTTCCAACCACTCTCTAGTAAAGGTTCGAGTAAAATCAAAGATTTCGTTATCAGTGACGTGCTTAATCAAAAACTCCCTATGCTCTTGATAATTGGCATCAGAGTAATTAATATAGGTAATTTTTGATTGAGAATTCATTCTTTTAATATAGTAAGTCTGATTTTTATAATACTCAACTATATCATCTCTTGACATAGTTTTAATTTTTTCCCATTCTGCATTATTGTTTTGCATATAGGGATTGGTAAAGTAAGAGTTTGAAGTTCTCTTATGCTCCAAATGATATACTTTATCATTTATCCTGGAAACTTTATAACCTAGGGTATTAAACCGATAAAACCTTTCTACATCTTCTGGAGCATATGAAACAAAGTTTTCATTTTCCAATCCACCTTCAATATATACTTTTCTATTGAAAAATTGACAAAAACCATACTTAGCATCATAGTTCCTAGATTTTGATTCTAGGATACTAAATTTAAAATCGTCATTCAAGAAATCAGAAACTAATTCATCGTCAGCAAATACTTGCTTCTGATACATTCCATCACCATAAGGATAAACTACATCAGAACTTCCATCAAGAATCAAATTATAAGCACTCGCATAAGATTGAATTGGAAGAAGAATATCGCAATCATAGTTAACTACAATTTCTGTAGTTGATTCCATTATCATGTCATTTAAAATTCTTTGACGATGAAATTCTGGAGACTGTGATTGTTCGAAGATGTGTTTTAAATCAGAGATATCTTCACAAAACTCTTCAATTTGGGGAAGAACTTGATCTAAAAATACCGAAGAAGAATCAACTTCCTTTACTACAATGTTCGTTTTAAAATTTGACAACAAAAAACAGAGTGAGGTGATTGCGTTCCTCACTCTATCATCAGTTTCAAGTAACTTAGGACCAAACCAATTAGTCGGTGCTACAACTGTTTTATCTTTGGACTTTTGAAGCCAAGCGCCCCACCAACCAAGACTACTTGGAGATAGAATTGCGCCGTTACAGAGTGACATTAAACATAGGTCCGTGTATGGAACTAAAGAATTTCTATACTGTCCATCACCCTCCTGACATTTATGAGAATATTTTTCTACACCATCGTTCATCAAGAATCTATCATCAGAGAAAAATTCTTGTTGACGACACCACTCAATGTCATCAGAGCAAACAAGAACATTAACATTCGAATCAAAGTTCTCTAGTGCTCTATTATAATAATCAAAACTCAAAATAGGGTGATAGTCTTCTCTACCAACATTATCACCTCTTCGTACATGTAGAAAAATAACATCCCCTACAGATGAAATAAATTCTTGGCATGGATTTAAAATGTCATCAATAAATTCAAAATCTTCTCTAATTTCATCTTCAATATGAAGAAAATACTTTTCAGTTTGTAGGAATCCATCAACGTTTGTATTGTCTGCAATGTTATTGAAAAGGTCTTCATCAAATGCAAAAGTGCTTTCTGTTACATTTTTAGTATCAGGATTATTTTTACACAGACTCTCGAAACTATAACAATCATTGACTGTTACTCTTTCATTAATAAATCCAATATTATTTTCTCTCAAATTTTTGAGTTTAAATGGATGATGGATTCCATAATTAGCAAGAGTCTGCTGTTCGTCTGGAGGAATACACCAATCAAATCCACGGTTAGCAGCTATTCCCCTAAGAGATGCATACTGAAAAAGTTGATTTCCAAATCGACCATTTGTTCCTAGTCTATCGTATCCAATCATAAATTTACAATAAAAATTGGTTCTGTAATGTTATCGCTATTATCTACAAACTTAACTCTATCATCATATTTTTCATTTAAGTAATCATATACTTCATTAAAAATACGAGTATCATTGTGAATATAAACTCTATGTCCTCTATCTAGTAAATCAATACAAAGTCTATATTGTTGACTTTCTGTTAGAATATCTGTTCCTTTTTTATACGTAATATAATCAAAGTAAAATGGGTTTTTATTCTTGTTTATTTTGTCATAAAAATCACAGACAAATTTAGCATGTTGGTTATTAATCTCATCCGTGACTGTTCCCAAATTATACTCTAATCCAACATTTTTTGCAAACGTAGCAAATGCTCTGTTGTCCCTAGGAAGACAAGGACCACCATACCCTAAACCATAATTTAAGTATTTTCTACCAATTCGCGAGTCAGTTCCAACTGCAGAAAGAACTCCAATTACTTCATCACCACATCCTGACAGGTGAAGAACATCACCTAGCATGTTTGCATAACTGATTTTTGTAGTCAAATAACAATTAATTGCTATCTTTGTTATTTCTGCTGCTGTTGTAGACATGGTGCAAATGATTGCTCTTGAAGTTTGAATCTTTTGATACAAACTTCTAATATCTGAGATGATTTTTTCATCAGTATTATCCCAAGAATCAACTCCCAAAAGAACCATATCAGCATTGCGAAGGTCATTTACAATGGACCCCTGTGCTATGAATTCTGGATTGTAAAAAACTTTAATGTTATTTGGAAGTTGT